GTCCGGCGTCCAGAGAAGCCCCACTGACAAGTCCTTTGACAGCAGATAACCCGATCAATGCGATCGTATTATCAGGCGGTTCCGCCTATGGACTTGCAGCTTCAGATGGCGTTATGACCTGCCTGGAAGAGCACGGAATCGGATATCCGACAGGACTAGCGCTGGTTCCGCTTGTCTGTCAGTCCTGTATTTATGATCTGGGCTATAAAAGTGCAAAGATTAGGCCGGATGCAGCGATGGGAAGAGAAGCAACAGAAAATGCACTTGCCGGCTGTGATACAAGAATGGGAAATATCGGAGCAGGCTGCGGCGCAACGGTAGGCAAGCTGTATGGCATGGGACAGTCCACGAAAGCAGGGCTGGGACTGCATTGTATCCAGGTTGGCAGTTTTCAGATCGGAGCGATCGTTGTTGTAAACGCAGCGGGAGATATTTATGAGGCCGGAACAGGAAAGAGACTGGCAGGGCTTCTGAGTGCAGACAGAAAACAGCCGCTTGACAGTGTGGCCGAAATGTGCAAATGTCTGGTGCCACACGACCAGTTTACCGGAAACACTACGATTGGGGCAGTCTTTACAAATGCCGCTTTTTCCAAGGCTGAGCTGAATAAGATTGCAAGTATGACAAGAAATGCATATGCAAGGTGTATCGGTCCGGTCGGAACCATGGCGGACGGTGACAGTATTTATGCGGCTTCTATCGGTTCAGAAAAGGTTGATATCAACGCCGCCGGAACACTTGCTGCTTCTGTGATGCAGGAAGCAATCAGAAAAGCACATGAGGAAGCAAAGGCAGCAGCCGAAGCAACCCAAAACCAGGTAGCACAATTTGAGATTGGAAAAACCTACTATACACGTAGCATTTGTAACCATGATTGTATCTTTTCCGTAAAGGTTATAAAAAGAACCGCAAAGACCGTTGTAGTCTTAAAGGACGGAGAAGAAAAGCGGTGCAAAATTGGGCTTTCCTGGAATGGCAAGGAAGAAACAATTACACCGTGGGGCGTTTACTCCATGTGTCCGGTAATTGGAGCATCCGACATAGCAGCATAATAACACATAAGACCGGGGCAAACGCCCTGGCAGAAAGGGAAAGAGCATGAAAACATATTATTGCGTAACATCATCATTTGACGATAGGGGAAGAGCAACGGCAAACATTACAAACATTATAAAAGCGGAAGAGAAGCCGGAAAGCACATACACAAGCACCAGGAGAAAAGATATATATAATGATTGGTTTGAGAGCGAAAAAGAAGCACAAGAGTATGTGGAACAAACAAGGATTGCATAAGGTAAGGGCGGCAGCAGAGCCGCCCAGGCAACTAAAACGGCCGCACCATGAACGGGTGCGAGTGTCCCAAGCCACTATAAACCGTTGAGGGGTTGCAACAATAGGCGTTGCGGTACTGTCTGACAAGTTTTAACCCACGTTTTAATGTGAAACGGGGAAGCAATGAGGAATACACCGGGCAAGGGTGCATTGCTTATATACACAATCGTTTAGACCAATGCCCGGAAACCCAAAACGCCTATATGATGCAACTATATATTGAAACCCGTTGTTTCTGTGATTTTATCAATGGTAAATACACGCACTTTTAAGCCCGGCACATTCCGCCGGGCTTATTGCACATAAAAAATAAATTTAAAATAGTACGGAATATGTATTGACGTAGTACGGAATATGTTATATAATAAAGACAGTTAAGGGAGATACATAAACTTAATGAGTAATGGGCAAGCATAGAAAGGAGAACTTCATGGACGAGGATATGAACGTAGGCGAGTTACTTAAAGAAACGGCAGAAGAAAATCAGACCAGGAAAATACTTGAAATCTTAAACGAGTGTAAGGACCTGGCAGAAGCTAAAGAAAGAGTAAAAGCCCTACTTAATAAGTAAGGCTTTAGGGAAACAGAAAGGGCGGTGGACTTGCCAAAACCGCCCTAAACTGTAAAAAGTATTATACACCATTTGGCAAGAGAAAGGAAGAGGGCGTAAATGCCAAAAATAAAAAAAGAGTTCGACCAGACGAAATATCAGAACGAATATAAAAAGAAAACCTATGACCGCATGGAATTACTTGTGCCAAAGGGAGAAAAAGCAGTAATAAAGGAAAAAGCGGCAGCAGTAGGGACAAGTGTAAATGAGTTTGTGTATTCAGCAGTAAAAGAAAAAATGGAAGCAATGGAAGCAGTAACAGAAACGGAAGAGTAACACGGAAGAAAGCGAGGGAACACAACATGGGATTATTTAGTAACCTATTTTCTAAAAAGAACACGGCAGCAGTACAACCGCAGCCCGTACAGATGCCGGAAGAAAAAAAGCCGAGGTATATTGTAAAAAGCCAACGGTTTATCCTGGACAATGTAAAAGACCACATGGAAGATATTATGGACCTTGTGGAGAAAAACGAGGATTACAAGTTAAAAAAGAAAGACCTCATAGAAGAAAATAGGGAAGATGAAAACATCTATGAATATGAATTGAACGAAAAAGCCACAATAACCACTATATCTTGCGAGGGGGGGGTGGAGCAACTACAAGTATTTGTATGTAATACCCACATTGGAGATATTAAAAAGGGCGGTATAAGCAAAGTAAAGAACCTTTTAAAGAAAGGAAATATAGAAAATATATGGTCCGAAGTTTCCGGCGGCAACTATAAACATTTAAGGTATGATGCCGGGAAAGATGTATATTACTATGATGAATTAGAAAAAGAATTTAGTATTACCATTGAAATAACCTATAAAGAAGAAATCACAGAATAAGGAAAGAAACATAGGAAACAGACGGGGACAACAACGGATTATTCCGGGTTGTCCCTATTGCCGTATCAAGGGGGTTATTTTTATGGGTAGAAAATACAAACAGTTAAGCCAAAATGATAGAATATCAATGGAAACACTACTTAACAAAGGCCATTCCGTACAAGAAGTTGCGGACTATTTACACGTTCACAGAAGCACCATTTACAGAGAAATGAAACGGGGCGAGTATGTACATAGAAATTCAGACTATACGGAAGAGGTGCGTTATAGTAGTGATAAGGGGCAGCAGACCCATGATTGGAACGCCCAGGGCAAAGGCAGAAATATTAAAATAGGCAATGATATTAAATTGGCGGAATACATAGAAAATAAGATTGTCGAAAATAAATATAGCCCGGAAGCAGCATTGGCAGCAGTAGCAACAAGCGGAATAGAATTTAGCACCACTATAAGCGTAAGAACCCTATACCGCTATATTGATAACGGCATATTCCTTAAACTTACCAACAAGCATTTACCCGTTAAAGGTAAGAAGAAAAAGAAAAATAAGAAAGTCCAGGTACAGAAGAGGGCAGCGGCCGGGGAGAGCATAGAGAACCGCCCGGATGAAGTGGCAACCCGTGAAACATTCGGACATTGGGAAATGGACACCGTAAAGGGCAAACAAGGCGTTACAAAATCATGTATGCTTGTATTAACAGAGAGAAAGACCAGGGACGAGATTATATTTAAACTAAAAGACCAAAAGGCGGAAAGCGTGGTGGATGCCCTGGACCGTTTAGAAAGAAAATGGGGAGATATGTTTTCTAAAGTGTTCAGAAGCATTACGGTAGATAACGGCGTGGAGTTTTCAGATTGTAAGGGCATGGAGCGTTCAGCATTGACACCAGGGGAGAAGCGCACATATTTATTTTACTGTCATCCGTATAGTAGTTGGGAAAGAGGGACCAACGAGAACACCAACAAACTAATCCGCCGCCATATCCCTAAAGGGGAAGATTTTGACGAAAAGCAAGATAGAGACATTGAATTTATAGAAAATTGGATAAACACATACCCACGGGGCATTTTCGGTTTCAAAACATCAGAAGAATTATTTAAAGAAGAGCTAGAAAAAATCACGGCATAATATTTTTCAAAAACTTGTCGCAAAACTATTGACAAAATATAAAGCTAAGTTGTAAAATCAAGTGCGATAGAGTTATTAACCCTTGTCGCACTTGATTTTTTATGTGGAAAACATGAGTGCTACAAGAGAATTAAAAAACTCTTGTAGCACTTTTTATTTTGCCAATTTTTAAGGAAAGGTGGGCGGAAACGT